TGAATTCTCATCACCATCCCAAAATACAACAACTTTATCAAAACCTTCAGTTTCAATAAATCGTCGTAATGTGTTTATAAAGTGCCACACTCCACCTATGTGTTTTCCGGAGTGAAAGAAATCTTTCACCCCGTGAACACCAATTTTAATTAGGTTGTTTCCATCAACCAATAAGGTTTTAGTCATTTTTTACCATTAAATGGTTCTACAATCAATCTTCGAATTCTTCTTCCTCTGTTGGAACAAATACCTCACTAAGTTTAAAGTCACCCTCTCCACCTAATTTCTTATTCCAATAATCGGAAAATTCTTTTTTGTATTTCTCAATCGCCGATTTATCATCTTTGATGTAACCTTGAGGAACCGCTAATATTTTACCATCTTTATATGATAATCCATTTACGTGGTTCTTCAATATTGATATTTTTGTTCTTGTTGCATAAACAACTGTTCTACCGTTTTTAGTTGCGGTAATGTGGTTAATACCGGCTTTCTTCTGATTACCGAATAAGAATACCAATGATGATGCCAACCAAATTGCCTCACCACCTTTAGCTTTAATCTCAGGTTGTCCAAATGGATTATCAGGTAATTCAACCCAAGGTTGGTTAATAACAACCATACTTGCCCAATATGGAACATCTTCTTTTTTGGTTTTAGATATTCTTGCGGAGATACCCATACCAATTTTATCAGCAAAAGTCGCAGCGTTATGTTGTTTACCACCTTTACCGTCAAAGGTCATCTTGCAAGGTATTGAACCAACAGAATCCCATAAGAATAAAATGTTGTAAGGAATTTCACCTTTGTCTTGAGCATCCAAAATTTGATTAATAAAATCAGTAGCTTGTTCAATGTAATCAAAACTATCGTTAAAGATAAAGTTACCATCCCATTCACCCTCTGAGTTTTGTTCAGCCTGAAGACCTAATTCAACAGCGTGTTCCCAATTCCATTTCCTTTCAGTGATAATGAAAACAGGTAAGTCACCTTGTTTTTGTGCGTTTGCCGCCGCCAAAATCATTGCGGTAGTTTTAGATGAGTTAGAGTGACCTAAGAACATATTGATGTGTCCTTTACTTGGGCCAGGTAGACCACAAGCGTCAGCAAACTCTTCACCACAATCATAAAAACTATCAGCTTTATACTTTGTTTTCGTTGAAAACTTCCCTTTTATCGAATCTAAAGAGAAATCTTTTTTCTTTACTGCCATATATTGTGTTTTTAAATAAAAGATAAAAAAAGGTAGTGACTTTGTAAATCACTACCTATCTATAGGTTAGGTTAGAATGGTAAATCTTCGTCGATTTCATCATTAACTTGTGGGTCAGCATAAACCTCAGTTTTAGCTTTAGAACCACCAAATGATTCTTCACTTTCAGTTGAGTCACCGTAAGTGTATTTACCCAATTCAGTATTCCATTTTGGAGTTTCTCCACGAGCGATTGCTTCAAGATACTCAACAGGTTTTTTAGAGTAAACGTCTCTCCAAGTTAACTCATCGTTAGCCCAAGATTTTTTTGTTTCCTCATCTTCGTGTAAAGGTGCCGGGTCATCATACATAATTGTTTGAATAACTGTATACTCTTTACCTTTAGGAGTTTTTGCCTTAGTCAATTCAAGGATTAAATCACGACCTTTTTCAGAATCAGTAACATCACCCTTATTTCTCCAAATAGGAATGATTTTGTCTAAAATCCCTTCATTTTTATAGTTGTGTTTAAAACGCCAGAATTTAGGACCATCTTGTTCGTTATCACGGTCGATAACTTTAACGATGTAGAACTTACGAGATTTATATTCTGAAGCCAATTTTTTATCACCTTCAATTAATAATTCTTCATACACCTCATTTAACGGTGAACGTTCATTATCCATCGCTGGGTCGTATAATTTAATATACTTTCCATCAATCAACATTTCGTGAAACATTGCCTCTTTAAAAGGTGAGGAACCGTCTGTCGTTGGGAGAATTCTAAGTCTTTTTTGACCTTGTTTTTCATTATCACCTAAGATAGCCGCGAAGTATCTTTTCATTCTGTCTTCTTGAGACATTTTTGGGGTAAAGTTACCCGTTTGTTGTGCTTTCTCATACTGAGCTAACACCGCATCTAAACTGTTTGTCGCCATAAATTTTAATTTATTTTATTTGTTTATCTAATTATAAGCCCGCCATTTTGTATTGTCAAATCGTAAGGAAAAAAAAACTTGTTTTTTTAGGACAAGTTTTTTTTCTATTAGTATTTCACTTTAAAAACTTCTTCATCCCTACCAGGATATTCTCTGAACGTTTTTTGCATCTCTTTAGGTGAGAAATCTGTAACATCATCTTTAGTTAAGATATATTCATCTCTACCTAGTTTTTCAAAATCCTCTTCTTTATCTTCAAAATATTGAGATAACTTTTGATTAAAAGGTCCTGAATCTAAAGTTCTTAATTCTAATTTTTCTTCAGGTGATTTTTGTCTATATTTCTCAACTTTAGCTTCTAAATTATTTAGTTGATTAACAATAGTATCCATTTCACCTAATTTATTTTCTAAATTTTCTAAGTGTGAAAATAATTGTTGGAAATATTCCTCCTGTTTTTCTTCAGTATTCTTTTGAGATTTAACCAAGTCAGTAACTTCAATCTCTTTAGTTTTACTATCTTTTTCCTCTTCACCAACTTTTTCTACTTCCGGGTCAGTTGCAATATCAACAGGTTGTGGGACTTCTCCCGCAGGTGGTGTTGGTGGTGCTCCCGCAGCTGGTGGTGCTCCCGCAGCTAAAGGGTCTACCGGTGGTGCTCCCGCAGCCATAGGGTCTACCGGTGGTGCACCCGCGGCCATAGGGTCCGCTAATGGGTCCTCAGCAGGTGGTGGAGGTAACTCTTGTTCGGTAATATATCTATTAATCGAATTAAATCGCGTAATCTCTTCTAAAATTTTTTTATCTATACTCATTTTTTTTACCCGTTTAATAATTGTTTAACTCCATTATGTGTTTCCACTTGCACTCTTCTATTAGCATTCATTGTGTTATCAACTCGCTCAATTAGACCGTCTTTCATTCTAATAGTATAACAATCACCTGTGTCTAAATCACACACTTGTTTAAATCCGTTTCCAGCATCTTTTTCAGAATATTTGGTATTCTTACCCAAATAATTATCTAGTATTAATTTTGTATTCATAACTTAATGTTTATATATAAATATCTTTATTATTATAAAATTTTAGATGTTAACACCTTTTTTAGTTTTATCATACAATTTAATTGACTCGTCCGCCTTAGTAGTAAAATACGATTTATCACTATTATCGTATAGTGAACTAGGAACATTAGGATACACATTTTGTAAATAAAATTTCGCCAACTCACTTGGTAAATTATCCGTCTTAACATTATTCATTCTTGACTTATTTCTATCAATTAAAAAATCAATGTGGTCTGAAATACTTCCAAAAGTGGCATATGGAACTGTTTCCTCACCTGATTGTAAACAAAAGAATTTTGTTTTATTAATATTCGTCCATTCTTTATCTAAACTTACTTGAGCGTAATTGTTTTCAAATGATACAAATTTATTACTCGAATAACCATTTAAGTAAAAAATATAGAAAATCGCATATTTTAATTTACCATCATCTTTAACAAATTTACTTGACATTCTTGTCAATATTTTAGTTACAAGGTCTTTTGGTGAAACAGTTGTTTTAACCGGTGAATCTATTGGTTCATATTTTTTAAACTTATCTTTTAATAATTTAGAACAACTATTTGTTTCATCAACATTTTTATTTTCTGTTATAGTTTTCTTAGTCTCGTTAGCCTTTTCTTTAGTTGTTGTATTAGTTGATTCTAATTTTTTAGCGTTTTCTAATTCAACTTTTTGTTTATCAATGATTGTTGTTAATAAATTAACTTTTAACGTCTGAATATAATTATCAATTTTCAATATACTAGCCGTTGGTTGTCGAATTCCTTCAACAACAGTTTCAAAATTACCAGGTGAAATTGAATGGTTTACACTTGTTATCATATATGGACCGTGAAACATTGGAACGTATCTTAAATTAAAATACATTGTTGGTTGAATCAAGGCGTTCCCCATCATAGTTAAAGAACACGTATAACTTCTGTTTTTATAGATATTATACAATGAAATACTTTGTGTTGCTGAATTTTTACCTGAACTCATGTTAGCCATCATATTCTCAACTTCCAATGATTCCGCAGTTGCAGTTCCTGTTTCTTGACCAACACTAAAATTATAAAATATTGATTGATTTTGAGTCCCAATATCAACATTAAACCCGACAACCCTATTTGACTTATCGTAATCATTTTTATCAATCTGATTTTCAACTAATGGGTTATCTGATTTTCTAATATCAAACGCATCATCTCTAAATTTATAATCAATATTTTTAATATCTAAATGTTGACTTGAATTACCAGCATAAGTACAAACCATTTTAGGTGTTGATTGTCTTGTATCCACATTTAAAAATGTCCCAAATAAAGTATTGGCAAATTCACTTGTACTTTCTAATTTTGGTTTAGCATTTTTACTAACTTCAGAAATATTATAAAAATTAACATATGATGGTAAATTCATCACCACAAAATTGTTCTCAATTAATATTGATTCACTAAACGATAACATATCAACAAGAGGACTATCATTAAACAACGTATCCAATCTTGTTTTCAATTTATAAATGTCAACTAAAATATCATCACCAATATTTCGTGAGGCCCTATCTAACATTAAAACATCTTCAAATAATGTTTTATTACTAAATTCATAACCAGCAATCCATTTATCATTTAACGCTTTAAATGATTCCCAATACTCAAGTTTACCTAATGTTGATTCAAGATTTGATGTTGTAATTTGTTCAGGTGTTGTTGTTACATTTGGTAATATAACCTGTAATCGTAACATTAAATTATTTAAAGTTCTATCCTGAAATCCTGATAATTCATTAACATATTCATCAACCAATTTTTTAAAATTTTCAAAATTAAAGTTAGATTTGTATGGAACTTTATTCATTAAATTTTTTGGTCTTATATATTTAGTGACAATTGGATTATCGTCTAAACCAAACTCCCCATAATAATTAACAATCATTTGTTTAAATATTTTATCTTCGGGGTTTTTACCACTTAACTTCCTTAACGGTCCACTAGTAATTAAAACTTTATTAGGTGTATACAAGACAGGGGCAACCTTACCTTCAACACCAGGGATTAATTCGATAATATTACCATCAGTTAAAACCGCATATGAGTTACGATTGGGAGCGTTTGATGGAATTACCGCACTATCAAGATAATCCCTCAATTTTTGAGTTGCGTATATCTTAATAATTGGGGAAAATCTTTTAATATTTTCTTCCGTAAATGCTACATTTAAATCAACAAAGAAATCAGTAATATATGAACCATCATTACTATACTCTAAATAAGGAGCATTTGAGAAACCAATATAAGTCTCTAAGGATTTCCATTCATTAGGATACGCATTTTTCGATGCCGATAATGTTACAGTCCCTCCGTTAGTTGGTAACGCGTTTTTAGTTGCAACCTCATACTTTTCCCAAACATATGGGTCAGTTAATTCATAATTAGAAAATGTTAAAAATAATTTTCTATCGTAGTTTCCAGGATTACCATACTGAATATATTGTGTTGTTTCTAAAAACTTAGTTATTGCTTGATTAACACTATCTAATTGTTGTGTCATTAAGTTATTAACAATCTCAGTTGATGTCGCCCCCGTTTGTTTGGGGATTTTCATCATATCAACCATTAATTTTTGAAAATTAAGCCCATAATCAATACTATCATTAATATCATACATTGATTTAGAGAAATCTAAAAATTTAGTTTCGAATAAATCTAAAATGTCTTTTTCAAATACTGAAAAGATTTCACTAATATCGTGGTATCTATTTGTATCCCCAAGTATTGAGAAATTCGGTTGTTTAATATT